TCAATGCTGCTGGTGTTCCTACCATCACCGCTGGTGGTCCTGGAAGCACTGGTACTGCTCAAAGAACCGTCGAGTTAAGCGTATTCAAGTGAGACACATAACTCCCGCTTTGCTGCTAGCAGCGGGATTTATTTCTCCCTGCTATGCGGCACCAGTCACTCCCAACTTTACGAGTGGCACGATTACTTCTGAGACCAGAACTCGCACTGAGGTGGTTGAAGTTATCAAACAAATAGAATATACAACTGGGACATCTTATACTGTCACTGGCACAAATATCAACATTCCTGGAACACCATCTCCAGGAGCGAACTACACCATTATCAATCAAGGTGCTCCGTTCCAGTTTAGTGAAACTCACTTGACTCCTGGAATTGCGAAAGAAACATGGATAGATCGCAAAACGGTAGAAGACTCTACCACAAATACATTATCGGTCTTTACGCAATAGTATTTGCTCTACCAGCAACTGCTCAGCAAGCACCGTCTAATACTAACATAGCAGGACCCTCAGCATCTGCGACTGGTAATGTAACCAACCAGGCAGTTCAGGTGCTTCAGGGTCCTTTTGCTATGAATACTTATGGTGGTGGTGTGTCTTGCCAGGGTCCAACATTAAACTTACAAACCTTTGGTTACAATAGTCTTGCGGGCAGTACAGATCCAACATCATATCAGAGCAATTCATTTAATGGAGGACTATCTGCAGGGTTCTCTATACCTCTTGACGGATCTTTCCAAGAACTTTGTAAGGCAAGAGTCAAAACTGAAATCACAAGGCAACAAGCAGAGGCAGATAAGGCACGACTTGATTTTGAGTTAGTCAGATTGTTGAAATGTGGTGAAGCAATCAAGTCAGGTATCAGTTTTCATCCAGAGAGTCCCTACGCAAAAATATGTGCTGATGTCGTTGTTAGGTATCCAAAAGTACAAGATGTAGTCAATGGAAATAAAACCAATCAGGTCTCCGTCCGTAAGAATTGACGAACCACCAATTATTTCTACGATAGAACCTCCTGTAACTCGGAGAGCACAGAAAACTGTGATACCTGAAATTGATATGCCGATTATTAATATGCCTGATACAACTGTCAAATATCCTGTGATTGATGTTCCCACACAAGAAGAGTTTGATGCTGCGGTAAGAGCAGAACAAAAGAAACAAGAAGAAGAAAAACAAGAGAAGACTAGGGGACTTCCAGACACTACCCCAGTATTACCACAAGTCCAAATTCCTGTTCAAGAAAAGCAGGATAATCGGATTATTTCCGATGATGCCCCCAAAACTAATCTAGGAGTACCCGTCATTGAAGTGCCAATCATCGGAGAAGTTCCCATTCCACCTAAAGAGCAAGTTATTCTTGCTGGCACCACTGCTACTGCTTCTGTCGCTGCGGCTCTTGTTGGGAAATCTGTGGTGGAATGGTTGGTAGGTAAGATGAAACCTATTGTTCAACAGATATTCGTAAGGGGCAAGAAACTCTTGAACAGAGACCTTACCCCATATGAACTTCAAGTGTTCTTTGCCTTTGAAAAAACTGCTTCTCTTAAGAAAGTTAATAAGTTGCTGAAGAAAGAACAGAAGAAAGAGAAAAAAGAACAATACAAAAAGTTTCACGAGAAGTGATTACTTCTTACGCTTCTCTAACAATACACTAAAGTTTTTATCTTTTGTTCCCCCATCATAAGCAAGAGCATAACCTTCGTCAATCATTTGATTATTCAATGAGGTCTCTTGTCCATTAATAAACAAATGCCCGATGATTCTTCCATACTTCTCTGTACTGTCTGGAAGTTCGGTCTTGATAATAATATCTTTAGCACCTTCAAGTTTTTTTTTCAACCATTCTTTTGATTCAAGACCCATTGCCTTCTCTTTGAGATCCGTTGTTCTACTTTCGGGAGTATCAACCCCAGCAAGGCGAATACGTTTAGTGAGAGATATATCAAACCCTAAATCAATATCCGCGTCAATCGTATCCCCATCGACTACCTTATGAATCTCACGAATTCTGTAAATATATGGGTCTCTATCCGCCATATTAGAATAATTTAAACTTCTCAGTATTTAGTTTAGGGATTGGTAGTTTCTCAAATGCTTTATTGACCTGTTTCTCTACAACAGCACCAACAAACTCTTCTGGATTGTCCAGAATCTTCTGTGCTTTCTGATAAGTCACATAAGCACCGTAACAAAGTGCTCCACTAATCGCCAGACTCGTCGCTGACAGAATGATTGCTAGATTCTTCATCTTTCATTTCCTCAAATGCTAACCTTAATATGTAGTAAATGATATATGCGACAAAAGTAAGTCCGCAACTAAGTATAATTAATACTCCCCACGGAAACTCAGACATCAATACTTACCTTCTACACAATAATCTGATTTTTTGTTTGGTGTATATTCTTTATGCCCTTCCTGTGGTTTCATCCACCCACAACCAATCAACCACTCCATTGTCATAGGTGTTGGTCTTACCTGTTCCCACAAAGGACCTTTAGCACACATTTCCAAATGCTTCACAGTTTGACCAGACTGTTCTTCTGCCCAGTTGGCATCTGCTTCCCAAGGCACAGCACGACTCTGACCCATAGATTCATAAGAAAGTCGTGTGGTTTTCATTATCCAAGATGGAATCTCTGAGTCCTGATGAACCTGCGCCATAAATGAGGTTTCTATTCCACCGCCCATACAGTCCTGAACCACGTGCCATCCTTCGTGTCTCATCGTTCCTAAGAACTCTCTAGGATCTTTGAGTAGTTCTTCATTCACAAAGAAACGATTATACTTCGGTTTGTAAAGTCCTACTGTTCTTGGAGTGAAGTATCTACTTGGAGCAAGATACACAGGAACGTTAACTTTGTTAAGTGCTTTGAGAATGCTTTTGATTTCTTCTCGGAATATATCAAAAGATTTATCTAAAAGTAAAGCAGAGTCTGGAGTAAGTTGTTCCACTCCATTTGTACATTCTCTGAGTATCATACAACCCATAGCAGCAAGGCTATATGCTGGAACTGTCGGTTGTTTCTTTTCTAATGAACTAGCAAATGTGGGAAATGCCAGAGTTAATGATAAACCAAATGCCGCAAAGAGTTTTTTCATTCTCTTCCCTCTTGTTTATGAATCCAAACCTTCAAATCTTTTACATACTTTCTTAATATTTCTGCTTGTGATAAGTGCCAGTCATCTCCTGTTTTAACATATGCCTTGATGTGCTCATCAACAGCATCAAGGCACTTTTTAATTACAGGATTCCAAGGTTCCCGAATTGGAGTATTCCATTCGCGTGGCATAATACCTCATATATCACTTTTTCTTACCACCATTCTTCGCCTTTTTAGCAGTCGCATTGCCTTGGTTCTGCTTGGGTTGTTTTCCCCCAGCAGAACCTTTCTTACCCTTATTGGCAGACTTAGACATTATGCTCCTGGGGTACGTGGTTGAACTTGACCCTCTTCAAGAGCTTCAACTCTTTCTTCAAGAGATTGTGCTACTGCTTCAGGGGCAGGTGGTTCTGGTGGAGTTTCTACAAAGTCTTCTCTTTTAGGTTCTGTTTTTTTTTCATCTTCTTCATCACCACCTTTCTTCATCGTGTTAATACCAAAGGTAGCAGCAGAAGCAGTAAAGACCGTCGCAATGAAAGTGGGGTCCATCTTGGATAGAGCCCCAGCATAACTTGCGGTGAGAAGAGCAGCAGACCATCCTAGGATGGCAATACGAATTACTTGCCCCAAAGCATTCTCCTTTTTCTTATCCATCAGTCCGTGTGATGAAGTCTGTCTTATTTAGGTTTTTAGAACCTAAACTTGACTTTAGCAGCAACAGAATTATTAGTGACTCCATTATTCACACCGTGAGATGCTTCAACAATTAACATCTCTTTATAGTCTACTTCAGCAGCAACTCCATAAGAATTATCAGTTCCATAAGCACCTTCTACACTGACACCAAACAGATCCTTCTTCTTACCACCAAAACGAGTTTCAAGTTTGAGACCCGCTTCACCAATATGAGTGGTTTGATTAAACTCACCAACACTTCTTGCAGACTGAATAGACCCAGTTTCAGTATAAGCATTTCTGTTTACACTCTGAACAGTATATCCAACAAATGGTTTTACTGCCTTGTGAAGATGCCAGTATAAACGATTAGAAACCCACCACTCATAACCAGTTGTTTCACCAGCATTATTAAAGACACCTTCTACATTTCTATTGTACTTATAATTACTGTTTGCAATCGCAGCATTAGTATTCAGGGTTAAAGTATTACCTCTCAATTCACTGAATACACCGAAGTGGTCTTTATTCTGTTGTGTGCTTGAGTCAACACCATTGAGGTTTACGTTGACTCTATTATACTGACCACCAAGAGTCCAACCTTTGGTTACATCAAACTCAAAACCACCACCGAAAATCTTGGAATCAGCAGTGTATCCATCAGCATTATAGGACTGAACGAATCTGTTGTTCTCAAATACTCTTAATCTTTGCTTACCTGAAGTTGGTTCGTGATTCAGAAGTCCATTGATACCATCATTGATTCCATCAAGAGTTTCTAGTTGATCTACTCTACCAAAGTAATCTCTGTAAGTGTTAGCAACTTCAACAGTTGCAGCACCAAATGTAACTTGAGTAGCAGCACCGTTGGTGAATACTCTTGTGTACACAGGTGTAGTTGTAGTTGTGGTAGTTGTATGTGCATTGATTTTCTGTCTTCCACCACTTTCAGATGCAGTGTGATTTACTGCAGAAACAGGAACAACACTAAAAGTTCTAGTTCTTACCCAATCAGATACAGTTGCTTGAGTTATAACAGAAGTTCCAGCATTGTCGTCAGTTGTTACTGTAGTTACAACTGGAGTTCCATTTGTTGTGGTAGTAGAATTATCGGACCAAGTTGTAACTGTTACTGGAGTTGTTGTGGTAGTAACTGTGGTTGTAGGAATCGTAATAACTTCTGTATCGGTGTAATGGGTTTCAGTTTGATTTCCATTCGCATCAGTTCCCATTATATGACGATGAGGATTATTTGTTACATTTCTGGTTCCAGCAGTTGTGCTAGTCGTAACAATATTCGCACCAGCAGCAGTTGATACTACTGTTGGTGCTGGTGGAGGTGTTCCACCAGTTTCGTAAATATCAAGAATACCATTCAGGTTAGCGTCACCAGAAAGAAGACCAGCAGAAAGAGTTACTGTACCTGTGCGAATAACTTGCGATGATGGATCCCAGTCCATCGTTGGTTGTGCGATTGGGTTATAAGTAAACTGATAATCTCCAGCAGACAAGCTGGTAAATGTAACACCCTGCCAAGTGTAACTATCCATTCCATATAATCTGGCAGGATCCCCATAAGGAATAAGATTATTTCCATCAGACTGGAAATAGTTTGTACCAGGAATTAATCCGTCTGGTGTTGTATTTTGAAGAAGTGTCCAGTTGACGGTTGTTGGTGTAAATGTGGTTCCGTTGACGCCCTGTAAAGTCATAGAACCTTCTGTGAAGGTAGTTCCCGAGTGCCAAGAACCATACCAAAATGTAACTGTTCCGCCGCTGGCACCAACATATCCGATAGAGTTGGTGTGAGACAATGCTGCTGTTGGCACTCCAAGAAGAAGCGCAGACGCTGCAGCCAGCGCCTTTTGCGTATTGGTGGACATAAAAATACAGTGAGTTGGTGGTTTGAGATTCTCTAGAACCTACAAATCACAACTCACTGTGGTGGTGGAGTTGTTTTCAACTCAATGGTTGAAACTATTTATCCTTTTTTCCAAGCTTCACCTTCTGCTTTTCTTCTGCGAGCAAGTCCTGCTTCTACATTTGAACCAGGATTACGATAAAGATAGAGAGCATCAGGAACTAAATCCCACTCCTTATTCTTCAGGCGTTTAGTAATAGTATTAAAGTTAGCACCGTTGTAAAAACCGGCACCAAGATTATAAGCAAAGCTGAGCAGAGCTCCTCTTTTTCCATCTGACATTTCACTCCAAAAGGGAATTTTTCTTAAAGCAGGTAAAAACTCATTCTTGCACTGTTCAATGAGAAGTGCATCTGCTTCTGCCTGTGTGAGAGTATCACCAAGTTTAAATGCTGATCCATCCTTCTTGCGGGTAGAGCCCCAACCAATTGTGATTGGAAGTCCACCAGTCAAAGGGTCAGGATATGCCTTTAGATGGCATCCTTCAAACTCTTTTATCAACTTGATGCCCATTTGTGGGACATCATCACCACCTGTTACAGGAGCTGCAGCAGCGGCAGGGGCTGATGCAGCACTAGTCTTTTTTCCTCTAAAAATCTCCGCCCAATCAACATTATCTTCTAGATACTTGACTGGTAGGTTATCTTCTAACCATTGAACTGCTTTAACGTGATTTGGATTTCTTTCATCATAGAACTGAAAGAAATTGTGTAGATCAACTCTTGCCATGTGGTCCTCCGAAATACTTTTGATACAATTGATTTGCTTCCACGTGCTTACCGTGATTTGTAAGATCCTTAATGACCTTAAGCATCTTTCTCTTAAAATTAGTCGAAGATTCTTCCCCAGCCATCATTGCCTCCTGGACACCAGCGGTGCTTAAGCATTGCCTTGGTATAAATGGTCTTCTTACCATTTGTTACTGGACCAGTGTAATTATCATTACATGAACCATATGGATCATTGCAATAGTAACCTTTACCATCTGGAGTCTTACCGATGACTACAACCATGTGCCCACCAGTAGGAGAAGATAAAGAACCACGATGCAAGATACCAATAACAACAGGTTTCCCAGCATCAAGACTCTTATCAATGTCAGCAAAAGAAAGATTGTAACTAAAGTGTGACTTAACTCCATAACCTGCCAGAACTTTTGTCTGTACCGAATGGTCAGTCGTGTCGCCAATCGCAAATACTTTCTTAACATATTCGTCGTCACCCTTAATCGATCCTGGCTTAAGGAAAGCAAGGCACATTGCACACGATGAACTGTTACAAGTTCTATGTGCATCTCTGTAGTTGTCTACTTGATTGAAATAAGGAACTGCTAAAACCTCTGGAGTTGGTGGTTTTGTTCTGAAAATACCAATCCAGTCAGTTTCTGCATCATCTAAAAACTGAGCAGGTAGGTTATCTTCTAACCATTGAACTGCTGCTACGTGATTTGAATTTTTTTCGTCGTAAAACTTAAAAAAGTTATGAAGATCTAATGTCATCTTCCTCTCCTATGAATTCTAATGAGAAAATATCATGCTCTGGAATATCTGGATTCAACCATTCACTAAACTCAGATTGAATCGCATGGGCATCTTCAATATTTTTTTCTTCACATAGGAAATGTATACGATCAATTGCCCAATCATGTGATTGTTTCAGAGTCTTTTCCAAAGTTTCCATAATCTTTTCGCATGTAGCGTCCTAGGATATTACTATTGTAATACGCTGGACTCCCATCGTCAAGAGACTCGATCAACACATTATTTAGGAAGAGCTGTTTTGTTTCTTCGTAGTTGCACTGTCCTTTGGTTTTATGGAGGCTAAGTATTGTTCTGTCGCAGGATGCTTTTCCCCAAATGTTAATATCGGATTTGAGTTCAGGACAGGAGCCGTAATATGCTTTCCAATCGGACTCTGACTTAACTTTTCTAGATTTTCCTCTTGGTGTGCGGAAAGACCAGAAATACTTTCTACCAATATAACTACGACCAGTTTTATTGCAGTGAATATGATAAACAAAACCAAAATTATCTTGAATATCAGAAGACTCAAATATTTCCCCATTGAATCTCCAAGGGTTTTCATAACTCATATTAAAGGTCTTTATGAGATATTATTTATCTTCAACCCTAGCAAAGCGATTCTAGCAATAAAAAAGGGGGTTTGTCAACCCCCAAGTGTTATGTTAAACTTTTATCAACCAGAATAATCACCTTTATTCATTCTACCTTGTCTTTCAACTTGCCCAACACTCATACCAGTTTTTAGTTTTGCCTTTCCGCAATATCACGAATGACTTCTGCATCCATTTCCATCATTACATAGAGTGCTTCATCTACGGTCTCTACGTGCCCGTTGTCGATGAGATACTCAAGGACTAAATCAAAAGCATCATACTCATAGGACTGGTTTAGCATCTTCTCTCTAGCGGTCTGTCTGGGCGCTACAGGGGTTGGTTTAGGGGTTGCAGCAAGGGCAGCGGTCTGCTTAACTTCAGGTGCTTTAAATGCTGATGCACCTGGAGTTGGTGATGAAAATGCTTTAGCACCAGCAGATTGACCTGCTGATTGAATTTTAGCAGTGGTGCCCGCAGCCTTTGCTGCCTGAAGTGCTTTTTCTGGAGAAGCACCAGATGCTCTTGCTGCTTGTGCTGCCTTTAATTCGGCAGAGGTTGGAGTTCTTCTTTCGAATGAAGTTTTGCCCAACATTCCGGTTGCAGGTTTTGCAGGTGCTGCAGGTCTAGTGGGGGCAACTTTAGCTACATTAGTAGGAGCAGCACTACCACCACGAGCAGTATAACGTGCCTTCTCAGCACCTGTAAAGGCACCTGCAGTGAATTTACCAGTAGACTTATCTAACTTACCCTCTACCCCACCTTTCTTTGCCAAGACTACTGAAGAAGGAGCTGGTTTAGCAGTTGCAGGAGTAGCGGATCTAGCAGGAGTAGCAGGTGTTGCTGCTCTAGCGGGGGTAGCAGGAGTAGCGGGTTTACCACCAGCGGGTTGCATTCCCTTTGTGAAAAATTTAGTTGCTGCTGCTTGTGTAGTCTTAGTATCAGATACTATTTTATCAAAAGCACCCTCCATTCCCTTTCTTGGTTGTTGTGCTGGTTTTTGTCCGGTAAAAACTGGAGATGGGGTACTTTTAATAGCAGAAAATACATCCATTTTTTCATCAATTTGCTCAACTTCTTCTGAAAGATTTTCTTGTTGAGGAGCACACATCGATGTATATACTTCCATCAATTTACGTGCTTCACTGGTTGAAAGTTCCGACATTTTTTTCTTTTATTTCTTTTATAATTTTATTTATAAAAAAAGAGGGTCCCGAAGACCCTCATTTCACATCATCACTACATTTACCCAACCATTCTTTTGAGTAATCATAATCACCAAACAAGTATTCATCACATTCTGCTGCTTCTTGATATGCGTTCAGGATTGCTTGCTCGCACCATTCATCATAGTTGGAATCCTGAGAAAGTATCTTTGGTAACATCCTGTTTGATTCCTCCAACAATGTAAGACTCGACCTCTGTTTCCTGTGGTGCCACTTGAAGACCCTTAGAGGAAATCCAATGCTCAGTCCAAGGAAGTGGATTATTCTTCGCAGAAATATCATAAAGTGGTTTGAGACCAATTGCTTTCATTCTACGGTTTGCGATCCATTCAACATACTGCTGAAGAAGTTTATCATTTAAACCAATCATAGAACCATCCTTGAACAGATACTCTGCCCAAAGTTTTTCTTGATTGACAGCATTCTCAAAGGTCTTGTAGAACCATTGCTCTTCTTCTTTGGAGATACGTGCCATCTCAGGGTCATCACCCTCTTTCCATTTGTTCAGAATATTCTGAGTGATAACCAAATGTTGGTTCTCATCACGGGCAATCAGTGAGATGATTTTTGCACTTCCTTCCATAAGTTTGAGTTCGCCAAATGCAAAACTACAAGCGAAACTGACATAAAAGCGAATACCTTCAAGAATATTAACGTTTGCAACTGCTCTAAACAGTTTTCTTTTGAGTTCATACCTTGCTTCTCGTGCGTATGGGACTTGTTCTAACGCATGAATCCACTCACTAGAATTATCATATTGATGAGCACTGTTGATGAAATCGTTGTATGCCTGAGTCACACTCACGGCACGTTCCATAATACGATCCTCTTTCAGAATCGTATCAAAAACTTCAGATGGGTCTGAATAAACATTCTTGATGATATAAGTGTATGAACGGGAATGAATCATTTCCATAAACTCCCATACCTTCATACACGCTTCTAATTCAGGTAGTGAACAGTATGGAGCAAATGCCATACCAGGACCACGACCCTGAACTGAGTCCAGCATCACCTGATATTTCAGGTTACTGGTAAAAATATGCTTCTGCTCTGGACGAAGCGTTTGATAGTCTGCCCTATCTTTTTGCAGAGAAACCTCTTCAGGTCTCCAAAAGTATCCTAATTGTTGAGTTGTTAGTTTGTCGAAGATTGGGTATTTGTAAGAATCATATCTTTGTATTCCTAGTGGTTGACCAAAAAACATTGGCTGTTTTCTAGTGTCTACTTCTTGAGAATTAAAAACGGTCATTGATTCGACCATTGATTTTTCCTCTGAATTTTTCTTAAAACTAAAAACCATACTTCCCTCAACAAATTAACTTTAACTCACACTCTAATATTTAACTGAATCAGATTTTGCAACTTTCGCAGTCTTCTTCACCATTATTCATAATGTCGTCCAAAATTGATTCAAGTTTTTGTTTCTTTTCTTCGACCACTTCATCAGACTTATTATCATAAGTATTTTGATAATAACTTGTCTTCCAACCCAATTTATAGGTCATTAGAAGATCCTGTGCCATTACTGAAGTAGGAACCTCATTATCTGGGTAATTTTCTGGATTATAGGACCAATTTCCAGAAATCGCTTGATCAAAGAACTTTTGCATAACAGCAACAATATGAATATAACCGCGATTGCTAGGCATATCCCACAGAAGCGTATAATTATTCTTAAGTGTTTGATACTGGGGAACAATTTGCTTAAGTGGACCCTTCTTTGACTTTTTAACGGACAAGTATCCGCGAGGTGGTTCGATTCCATTTGTTGCGTTTGACACAACGGAACTGCTCTCCGATGGCATCTGTGCGGACAATGTTGAGTTCCGTACACCATACTGGATTACCTGCTGCCTAAGACTTTCCCAATCATACTTCAATTCATTAGGTACAATTTCATCAACATCCTTCTTGTAAGTATCTATGGGAAGAATACCTTGCCCATACTTAGTTCGGTGTGAATATTCACAAGCACCTTTTTCTTTTGCAAGATCAACAGTTGCCTGAATCAGATAATACTGGAATGCCTCAGTCAAATCGTGGACCAGTTTCCAGGCACCAGGATCATCATAATGCTCACCGTGCTTGGCGAGATAGTGAGCAAGACCAATGAAACCTACCCCAAGTGAACGACGTGCTCTGGTGGCGATTTCTGCTGCTTTAACGGGGTATCCTTGAAAATCAATAAGTTCATCGAGACTCCTAACAGCAAGATCACAAAGAACTTCAAGATCCTCAAGATCCCTGATTTTGCCAATATTAATAGCAGAAAGGATGCAAAGAGCAATTTCACCATCAGGATCATCAATATGCTGAATAGGTTTGGTAGGCAGAGTAATTTCTTGACACAGATTGCTCATCTCAACTTTATCCATAAAGGAAGAGTGAGAGTTACAATGGTCAATGTTCATAATATACAAACGACCAGTTTCAGCACGTTCTTTCAGGAGGTCCAAAAAGAGTTCTTGACCGCCGATAGTTTTTCTTGGAACAGACTGATCTCGTTCATAACGAACATACAACTCGTCAAATCCATCAGTGCCAAAAGCATCATACAGACCAGGAACGGAGTGGGGAGAGAAGAGAGAAATCTCTTCGTTGCGGATGAATCGTTCATAGAAGAGTTTGGAGATTTGGATACTATAGTCTAACTTACGAACACGATTATCTTCGGTTCCTTTATTATTTTTTAGTACTAGAATATCTTCTATTTCTTGGTGCCAGATGGGGAAGTGGACAGTTGCTGATCCACCTCTGATGCCATTTTGAGTGCAGCATCGGACAGTTGCTTCAAACTTTTTGAGGAAAGGGACAACACCTGTGTGCTGAACTTCTCCACCTCTGATTTTAGCGTTGATGCCCCTGATGCGACCTGCGTTGATACCGATTCCCGCCCTTTGTGCAACATATTTGCCGATAGCCATATCAGAACTAAAGATGCTATCGAGGGTGTCATCAACATCAACAAGAACACAGCTAGCATATTGTCGAAGTGGAGTTCTAACCCCTGCCATGATAGGTGTGGGAATGTTGATTTTGTGTTTGGAGATTGCATCGTAGTACTTCCTAACGTAGTCTAAACGTGTTTCTTTAGGATACTTGGAAAAAATAGTTGCCGCAATCAAAAGGTACATAAACTGTGGTGTTTCATAAAGTTCGTTAGAACTTCTGTCCTGCACGAGGTACTTATCAACGACTTGACGTAGACCTGCATAAGTAAACAGATAGTCACGACTATGATCAATGAATGACTGAAGTTTATCAAACTCTTCATCGGTATACAGGTCAAGGATTTCTGAGTCATAGACACCTCTACCAACGGCACGAAGGACGTGCTGCTTAACCGTAGGGCATTCGTGCATACGCCCAAACAACTGCTTGCGGAGAGCAAACAGAAGCAGACGAGCGGCGACGAATTGATAGTTGGGGTGATCCAAATCGATCAGGTCAGAAGCAGAACGAATCAGAATTTCCTGAATCTCTGCGGTAGTGATACCATCATAAAATTGGATGCCTGACTGCATCTCTACCTGAGATGCTGATACACCTGCTAGGTCTTTGCAGGCTTCTTCCACCATAACGTGGAGTTTATTTAGATCAAGGGGTTCAGTTTTACCATTTCTCTTAACGACTTTCGTTCCGTTGCTCATACCTTCTTCCAATTGTTAAACTTAATTTTTGCTTCTAAACCTGTGTATGTATTTGATTTTAACACATCCATAACATTAAGTCCAGCTAAAACCATATCATTAATATCTTTTTGCTGGATACTTGTTGGCCAAATAATTACCTTGTCTCCTCTGTTGATGGTTTTTGATATTCGGTTGACGATTTCTCGATTACGTGGTTCGTTATCAAAAACGTAAATATAATCGCTCCAATTAAACGACCCAATATCAACGTCGGACCCACACATAGCAACAGCATTTTTGATAAACGTGGAGTCAAAGGGTCCTTCAACAATGTAAATGGGTTCCGAAGAATCCACTTGGTCCAGTCCATAAAGTTTGGGCGCTTCATCAGAGAGCATCACAGTAATGTATTTAACAGGGTTAGGTCCCAGTGCTCTTCCCTGAAAACCTATTAAGTTGGAGTCTGTATCATACATTGGTATAATAATGCGACTCTCATCCCTACCGATAGTGTCAAAAGTAACCTTTTGAGTGTTTGTCCACTGCTTAAATTTGTCAGCAAAATAAAACTTTTCTGGATTCAATTTCCTCCTTTCCAGATACTCTCTGGCAATGGGAATCTCTGATGCTTTGGGTAAATCCAGTTTCTTTTTAAAGACTGGTTTCGCAAACTCAAACTTGGGTTCCTCAACCACAAAGTTTCTACCAGTGTGCCCTTCCTTAAACTTTTCCAGAGTATATTGCTTATGAAGAGTAGGATCTAACTCTTTGAGAAAGTTATTGAAAGATAAACTTGCTCCGCAGTTATGACACTTAAAGTTTGTATTGTTCTTAACTGGATATAAGTATCCTCTTGATTTATTCTTGTTTCTTTGAGAGTCCCCACATATAGGGCAGCGGAAGTTGTAGAGATCTGCCTTGACTCTCTTAAACTTTTGTAGTCGTGACGAAACGAGTCCAATGTACTTGGAGTCAATCAAATCCATTATAAAGGTGCTTTACTTCGCTCTTTCTATTGTAGCAGGGGTAGAAGCAGGAGTCAATAAAGAAGTTGCGGTGGGAATGACTCCGATTAGAAAAGCAACAATTGCGATTGCTCCTACTGCTTTCCATTTAAACTGTGATATTTCTTCTACCTTTTCTTCAACCTTTTCTATTCTTTCACCAAGTTCTTTACTAATTGCTTCGTGTTGCTCTTTTGATGATACTTTAATATCCTCAATCATCTTTACGATAATATTGTCTGTTCGGTTACACTGTTCAATCTTTTCATTATGAATAGCAAGCATTTGACTGATATTTTGACTTGTCTCTCCTATCTTTTGAATTGCAGTATCAATACGCTCCATCATCTGCTCATAAACGTTGATACGCTCTTCAAGCAGTGCTATTTTTGTTTCTGTCGATGATGGGTTAAACATTGTTCTAATTATTGTGGTGGTTTCCTTCTTTGTAACCAACGAGAACGAGACCCTTTTCCACCATAGATATATCTTTTCTTTGGTGCGGGCATTACGGGATCATAACCCGCAACAGGACCTTTGGGGTCGGCAGAGCCAGTGAATCCCCCAGCACCTACAACCATACCTTCCTCTTTAAGATTACGAATAATTTGAATTACTCTATCTAATTTATTCATTAGATTTTTTGCAATTGAGAAAGACACTCATTATCTTCTACGATATCATGAATTTGAGTTTTTGGATATTCTGGAAAGCGGTTTAAAAATAAAAGGAAACTCTTAATTGATGGCCACAAATCACTATCTAAGTTATAAAATAACAAAGGCACAGCAGCATCATTAAAGACATTAAACAATATTGTTAAATGATTTAAAATAAGATGAGTTCTTAACTCTCCTGTATTTTTATATCTTTTTAATAATCTTTTAACATAACGAATTCTTTTCAAATCAGTTTCAAAATCCTCCATTGTTACTGACTGAGGATTATCGTAGAATTTTATAGCAAATAACAAATAGTTATTTTCATTCAACTCATCAAATCTCATACATCAATTATCAGCTATCTGGGAATCTTGTATCGTCATTAGCATCACCAGTAATGCTGCTTCCAGCTACCAGAGTTTCCGATTTAACTCTGAAGTTGCCGTGGTTATCAACATAAGTTGTAACACCAACCCAACCAGCGTGTGCTACTGCGTAAGCGGCATTCTTTCCACCAACAGTAGTTCCAGCAGCAACAGTTGCTTCAGTAGTGCCAACACCAAATACAGCAGAAAATCTGTTTGCTTTTACATCAGGAGCATTGTATTGCCCATCTTCAAGAGTATACTTTGGTTTTTGAGTTACCGTATAAGCAACACCTGCAATTGCACCATTAAGAGGAATCAGGAATTGCGTTGATGCGATTGAAATTTGAGTAGCAGAGGTTACACCTGAAATTACTGCTTGACCATAAGTAGCGCCGACGCCAACCACTAAAATATCACCAGTTGAAATTCCAGCAGTTACGAAAGTGGTACCACTTCCTGTTACTACTTTAGTGCTCAAATTAATTGTAATATTTCCGGTGAGTCCTGTGTTAAAAGAATCTCTATTGCCCCAAAGAGACATGTTTCTTACCCTGTAAATTTCTTTTTATACTGATATTTATAAAAAAAGGAGACCTTTAGTTTTGGTCTCCCTTCTTATTTCAATTACGGAGTTAAATCTTTAGCACCTTTATTCTTCAGTTGTCCTTGAAGTTGTAAAAGGATGAGTGAAAGAATACCGTTTGATTTGACTTTTGGGTTTGCTCCAAGTGCTTCCGAAACTGCAAAAAGAACAGTTGCGATAAGAGCCTGATTTGCTAAACACCAAGCGACGACTGCCGACATGATGACCTCCGTGTGAAGAGTATCCTGTGCTATTTAGCAATCAGTCGGATTCACCAGCTCTTGGTTTGTACATATCTTGAGATCTTTTTTCTGCAGATGCTTGTTGTGCCTTTCTTCTGGAAAGTCTATCTGCAGTAGTCTCCCCTTGAGATGTAGGAGCTCCCGGAGTCTTTTTAACTCCCCGCTCACCTTCATGCTGAGCAACAGTTTTGCCACTTCTGGTCATAAGACCTTGACGAGTGCTTGGCATTTTTCTTAGCATTTCTATAGCACGATCACGTGGTTTTCTTGCAATTCCTTTTTCTTCACGTCTTCTTTCGTCAAGAATTTCAGTTTCTTCTGTTGAAACCATCACAATAGGATTTTTAGCACCCATCGCTCTTGCATAATTTTTAGCAAGATTAACTGCGGTTGGAATGGATCTAGGATCCTTTTCTTCCATTTCTTTTTTTGCTTTTTTATCCGCTTGGGTAACGTTTTCTTCCTTCATCGATGCTGATGGTTTCATTTTCGCACCAGCTTGTGTTTGAGGAGCTCTGGGATTTACAGTTTGTCCTCTTAAATTATATTTTGCCTCATCTTTTCTTTGTGCTTCGGGTGTAGGAAAGTATCCAGATTCTTTTACAGTTTCTGGAAGACCTTTATGAGAAGTTGTAGCAAACTTTTTAGCTTCCTTTTTACTCATTCCAGCAGCTGCTTTTGCCACCTCCGGAGACGCTGGCATTTCACCTTTCTTTGCAGCATAAACCATTCCCATAAACTTTTGTTGCGATTTGCTTACCGCTTTCTCTACAACAAAAGATCCTTCCATATCATAATGTGCTAATTGCATACCATAATTAGATTTTCCACTATTTGATCCTGGCGCTTCAGGATTAACCTTTACTGTATTTTTTCCTTTCATTACATCAATCTTTGCTGCATTTGCATCGGGATTGGATGATTCATCATTAACTTCACCAATATATTCTTCCTTTACACTTGAGGTATCTTGACCGTCTGATTTTCCACCTTTTTTACGCTGAATAGCATTGTGAACTGCACCACGATATTCTTTAGCACCACTTTCTACTTTACCATCCCCATCATAATCTTTTCCTGCTTTTGCTCTTGCAGTTTGCTCCCCCTTCTTCTTTTCGCCCTCATAAGGTTCGCCATAACCAGTCATCTCAACCGATTCAATATTTGAGTTTGCACGAAGTTCACTAATCTTTTGACGATCTGCGTATCTTACATAAGAACGCCCATCTTTTCCAGTGACTCTAACCTTATATTTCTTGTGCTCGGAAGTTTCTAACTTCTCCATATAAGTTAGACGAATTGGTTCCTGCTCTTCCTGAACCCCCTCAACAAATACTTTAAAGAGTGCGTTTGCTAAGCTAGAAGAAGCCAAATCTTCAATATTGAAATCTTCTGCTTGAACTCCAGCCTTTCCAAAAAGTTTCTGTTTTACCATTGTTTTTTCCTGCTGACTCATGCTACTGTTTTGCATGTATTGTGAATATGCTTGGCGAATAGGAAGTTCTTCTCTCCTAGCTCTGTAACGAATATCGTAAATTGCTTGCTTTACTCTTTTCTCTGGTGTTTTACCGCCTTCTTTTTTTCCTTCTTCGCCACCTTTCTCAGATGAAGGTGCCTCAGCAGGGGAGTGTTTTCTTGCTGGAAGCTCTTCAGCAATATGTTTTTTCATGAGAAAACTTTACTTCTTATTTTTTCTATACTTATTTATGAAATTAAGACCGTATGCTCGTCCACCTTTCTGAAGATTCTCCTTCCCTGTGCCAATTGCTCCAGGTGTTTGTTTTGCAGCATACTTAAAATATCCTAAAGTTCCAACTAACGTATTTGGTTTTCCTGGTTGACGATATGCTTTATCCATCTTCACTTCACTATATTCACGCAAGTCTTTAATCCAAGATTTAAACATTTGACCAGATTCAGTAACACAAATAAGGTAATTAGTTCCTCTACGAATAATGCGCCCGACCAATCCAGTATTTAAATTCTCAACAATCTCATTAATTCTAAAAATAGATTCTGTAATATAATTCTCACGAAGAGATTGAAAATCAAGTTTTGGCGCAATCTCCCAAATATCCCAACCTTCTTTTACATTCATCGCACCGCGAAGAATATTGAAAAGTTCTTTTGCTTCTGCTGGTTTAACTTCTGGGGGAAGACCTGAACGGAAAGTTTTAAAATCTCCTTCTGCAGCAGCAAGTCTCATTCTTGATGCAGACATTCCTTCAACACCTTTTGCATCAGGATCTCTATCCCCAGAAGAAACTACTTCGATATTATCAAAATTATACAGTTGCCCATTATATTGATTGGAAAGTTTTTCAAACTCTTTAACTCTATCTCCACCTCCAATAATTCTTACGCCTGCATATCCATTATTATGTGCCATTTTTAAGACATCAAAGACTGTCTTTGTATTGGCATCATTTACAATATTACCAGCATGATTTGGATAAAACTTTTGCATATAGGCAATCTTTGTATCAGGATCAAGAGGATTCTTTTTCTTATCCTGACTTCTCGATGGGAATATCAAATACTGACCATCTTTATCTTGAGACGCTGCCTGCGCTGCAACATCCATTAATTGTTGGTGTCCAATTGTAGGAGGATTAAAACGACCAAAAGCGACTGTTAAAGTCCCCTTTGTCTTAGGAACTGGAAGATATTGTGCGGGAGGTTGTTCTTGTGCTGCTGCTTGTGCTTCTGGTGCTGGCGGTTGTTCTACTGGTTCTTGCTGCTGTGTTGGTTGCTGAGCAGTTTCTGGATCTTGATATCCGGGAGAAGCAACAGTTTTTTCCTTTTCTGTTTGCTTAGGATCTTTTGCTCCAACTCTTTGTCGCTTGTTATAAAACTTAAGTTGCCCACCCTCTGTTTTAGCAACAAATTCACCTTGACGATCATACCATCCACCATGCCCATCTCCGACAAGACCAAGACGCTGTGCTTGTTGTGAGGCAGATGCTTCTGATATGAATTGGAAAAAACTTTTCATTATTTACTTTAAATTATGTATCAGATACTCTTATAATATGTATTTATTCTAGACATATCTTTGTATATTTCTTCCACCAACCGGTTGAATAATAACTCTTGCACCTTTTATGCCATGATCACTCCTATCTCCCTTATAAACAGCCAGAAAAACTGGTTCATAACTTCCGGAAATTCTATCACCATTATTGAGTTTATGCCCAGAACAAGTTAACTCATAATACCTACCCCTATTCTGCACACTCAACACTCCTTGCATGGTAACATCCACATTATTTTCACCCTTTACGCCCCCATATCCACTTCCATAAACTGCCATTTTCTTCAAATTTTCGTCTTGTATCCTTCTGCCTACTGTAGTTGCCGAAGGTATACCATTAGGAAACATATCTTGCAATGTAGATATAAATGCTTGTGTTTCTGGATGTGCAAATATCAATGGTTCAGATCTCTGAGATGTGCCCGCCCACTGTTGAAACGCTCTTGCACCGTCACCAGCCTTATGAGATACATGCCCAACATATCCACCAACTCCCCTAAAATGGAAATCACACTTAGGAGTGCCAGGAGTACTTTCACACAGACCAACTTGATATGTTGTATTTCCAACCTTTAACGGTATAATTTCGGAACCAATTTTATCAAATATTGCAGTTAATTGTTGGTTTACTCTTATAATTTGAGCATCTTCCTGAGCGGTAGTTGCCTGTGTTCTTCCTGAAAATTCAGAATCTTTATAAATCTGAGTGATGTTTATATATTGTCCAGTAGTTGTCGGAAGCATTATAGATCTTCCACTTTTAAATCTATCAAATTGGTTAACAGAACTCAAATTAGTTAATATAGATTTATCTAATTTAACCTTTTGACCATTTGCTTCAGATAAAGTAAAATCCTGCCCTGTTCTTATTCTAGTCAAAAAAATGTTGAAATTATTTCTCTTTGCAAGTTCACTAGGATTTAACGTCGCCATTTTTATTTTTATTTAGAAATGCCCAAGAGAGGACTCGAACCTCCACGCCGAAGCACTTGATCCTAAGTCAAGCGTGTATACCAATTTCACCACTTGGGCAATGGAGAATAGGAGATTCGAACTCCTGACCTCCTGAATGCAAATCAGGCGCACTACCAACTGTGCTAATTCCCCAGTAAAACCATTATATCATCGAAGGGGCATAAGGTCAAATAGTTCTGGATGAAGTCTTCCATACTTCCTCATAATTTCACCTGCTTTAGCATTTGCTTGATTTTCAGCAGGACTTCCTGGATGTGATGTAATTTTTTTACCATCCATCAATTGCTTATAATGTATAAACTCGTGAGATACCGTTCTCAAAATGTCAATGGGATGACGATTGACAATGCTAATATAGAGCACGTTTTTTTTCATCATCCCAAATGTCATATGGTCTTTAGCAAAATCAGAATCATCTATTAAAACATATGGAATGTCATATGTTAAACGAAGTTCCCCTTTAAGAAAAACTAAAAATCTCTTAAGAAGAGCATCAAACTGCATTCTTGTAGTTGGTCTCCCCTTTCTTTTGCCAATCAAAGACATTTTTTTAAATATTTATTAGACACCAATAACAGCACCAATATTGTCATCAATATCTTGAATGACTGCACGAATATCAGAAATACGGGGAGGAACACTCAGTTCATCATAAGTATATCCTTGTTGTGCCTCAAAAAGGACTTGACGAATTGCAGCGGCAGCACGAACATCCATTTTAATTGTTACTTTCTTTTCTTTAGTCATCGGTCGTCAGCAGCACGGTTTTCGGAGAAATAAACATCAAAAGCACCTTCAGGATAACGCTTCAGAAGTTTTTGAACATTACGAGCAACAACTTCGTCAAGAGTGACATCAAGTGCAATACACGCTTGAGCAACGTACCACATAATATCACCCAACTCAATAATCAGATGCTCACGGTTATCTTCACTATAAGGTTTGCCCTGAAATATCATCTTCTTGACAATTTCCATAAATTCTCCACCTTCTGCATTGATACCAACAGCACCAGTTAGAAGTCGCTCAATATTTGCACCCTTTTCGTCCAGAGCAACTAGACGGTCAGAAAGTGCAAGAAAATCTTTAGATGCATCAGATGTGACTACATCAACAAACTCAGCATACTTATCAAAATTAACGTGTTTGGTTTCCATTAAAATTTAAATCCTTCAAACGACTTTTTAGGTTTCTTGTCTTCGTTGTCATTATACTCGTCTTCGTTTCCAGAGTCAAGTATATCTTTTTGTGCTGACTGCTCACAATCATACAGTCTCATTTTAGCACGGTCAATACCCACAATGAAACGCTTGTAAATGGTGGGGTCATTATATCGATTCTTCAATTGCTTCACCATAATCTGTCCCAACTGCTCAAGCTCTTCAGTGCTAATAAGGGCAAACATAAGATCAGCAGTAGCAGGCAAACCAAAGGACTCACTAGTATCAGTAAGTTCAACAT